CTTCTTAGTTTTAGAAGTTGATTAGCTAGCTTGATGTTTTTAATTTCTCTAACATCTATAGCGTCTTCAAGATGTATTTGATCTCTCTGCAATGCTATTTGTATATTATTCTCAAGAAGTTGTCTTTCCTCTTCATCTGGAGCTAGTTCTAAGAATATACCAAAATCATGTAAGTGAAGATTTTTAATTTCTTCAAGAGTTCCAACATTGAACTTACCTATGCCATTTATGAAAGCATTTTTTGTGTTAGAATATTCTAAAACATCCGATATACGTAGAGATACACATTCAGCTGTTCTTAAGGTTAAATAAAGTCCAGACTGTAATATGTGTCTAGTTGCGGTATTTGAATTTGCTGCTGCTAACTTCTGTAGACCTACTAAAGCTTTTTCATCAGGCATACTACCATCTCTAGCCTCATTAAGACCAGTAACATCACGCATCATTTGCAGATAGTAGTTATAAGAATTAATTAAGCTTGATAATTTAGCGCCACCATTTGAAGATTGTAGTTCTTGTATCGGTACTCTACCGTGGTTAAACTCACCATCTTGCGTCATTGATCTACCAATAACAGAACCTGTTTGGAAGTACATGTTTAACGCTTCCTGAGGATTATAGTTTGTACCGTTACCTAAATCTATTTCAGCGATACCATCAGCATCAAGATAAACTCCATCAGGAACCATTCTTGACATTACTTGTTGTAGCTTTAAATGCGTTAGCTGTATCATATCAGCAAACGTTGTCATTCTACTAACAAGTGATTCTATTTTACCTTTATATATTCTTGGAGCTACAATATTATATGACATGTTAACTTTAGTCGTATCTGACTTAGGTCTTGTCATGTTTTCAGCCATTTGCCATTTTAAAAGCTTGTTGTGGCCAATAACTTTAACACCCTCATAAAGAACTTCTATAGCTCGATCAACTTTTTCAAATCTTGATCTTTCGTCTTTAGGAGGATTAAATGTATCGTCTTTTTTTAACGCTTTTTTAGCGCCAGTATTTGTTTCTTTAATTTTGTAAACCTGATTTTGAAAAGTTTTGTATTCAAAATAAAGAACGTAGACGTGGTTTTTATCTTCGGCATCAGATGAAGCGTATGACTTGTTATAAAGAAGTGCATTGCTTCCCGTGCCTTCAATCTCTTTGACATCATCTTCTGTTAATTGTGGAAATTGTTTTTTAAGTTCTACAATACTTGTTCTTCTTATTTCACCGACGTAGTATAAATCATCAAAATAAGGTGATTCTGTGTAAGAATAAACTAAATCAGCAGGATCAACGTATTCTATTTTTATGCCTTCAGCTGTATTAAAAATAGTTCTACTACAAGCTATACCTAACACGGTAAGATCGTAATCAAGACGCTTTTTTAGTAAATGATATTTATTATAATCTAAAATATTATTTATTGCCTCCTCTTCAGCTATTTCTATGCTCTGCTTATAGTTGAGCTGCATATGCAATTGAAGTTCTTCTGTAGTTTCTGGAAGTTCAACTGGATCATTATTAAACAGACTTATTCCAAAATTTTCTCGCACTTGATATAACAGTTCTTTGCTGTTGATATCTTCTAATATAGAATTAACATAATCTGTTTTTTCTTTTATAGCGGCTGGATCTTGAGAATAAGCTTTTATATCAAAAGTTCTTTCTCCAATACCGTTTACTACTATATCAACAAACTTTGGTATAATAGGTACTGGCTTCCAGTCTAAATTAAGATAAGACAAATCACCATTAATAGATAATTCATCTTTATATTTCTGTATAGATTGTTCGCCTCTCGCGTATAGTTTAAGTCTATGATAGTTGTCTCTATTTGCATAGAACCTCACACTTCCTGAGTCTCTTTTAAACCATTCAGACTCGACAGCTTTGGCAACTTCTAATCCATATTTTACATCAGCTTTCTCAGCGTCACTAACAGCTTGGCTAGGAAATATGCCTCTAGGTAATGTTTTTGACATCTATTTTATTATTTTTGAACTGTAACCGTTATTATCGTATTTTTTAAAACCAAAATTTAATGATAGTTTATGTCTTTCTTGTCTTGGCGTATATAAGTGCCTATTACAAGCCATTATAGCAAGACCAGATGATATAGCCGCATCAAATAGTGTTCTTTTGTTTATATCAAACTTAGCCCAGTCATTTAGAGTTCTAGTAAAATACATGTTACCGTAATCACCATCTTCTAATTGACCTACATACTTTTGTATATAACTCTCTATTGCAGCTGCATGCGCTTGTTTAATGTCTTCACCTGAATTTGGTATACCACCTATCTCTTTTTCTGTAGCAGATAGCTTATTATACGTTTTATCAGGTCTGTTCATCGAGTAGCCTCTATATCCTCTTCTTTTTAAATAATACAAAAGCCTTGGTTTGTTATTTTCTGCCAATAGTGGCATACCATAAAAAGCAAGAGCCATAAGTACATCTTCAAAGAACATTTCAGCTGTTTGTGGCCTAGCCACGTATTCTAAGAAAAAAGCGTTTGGCGGCGCGTTCTCCATACTTAATTTTGTTAGTCCGTGCAAAGAACCTTTTGAGCCTCTTCCGTCTACAGTGCCCGATATATCATAAGGGTCACAACCAAAAGCACCAATATGTTCGTTGCCAGGATAACGCACACCATTTCTTATTTCGTATTTGTTCTGTAAATTAACAGGTGGCACCCAAGAAACTAAAAATCTACCACTGTCATCAGGGGTAAATATTACACGTGAATCTTTAATACCGTTTTCCCAATGGAAACTACCTCTGGTTGTTAAGCCTTGGTATCTAGCTTCTTCATTGAAATCTATTTGATCGTATATTCTAGCTAAATTAAATATACTGTTTTTTGTTTCATCTCTAAAAGCGTGTTCTTCAGATCTTGGAAACTGACGATAAAATTCATTTAAACCGTCTTGATCGTCTTTTAAACCTAATACTTCGTTTTCCCAATGCTCTATTACGCCAGTATCAATAATCTCTCCCATCGGTCCTTCAACAGGTCGTTCTGGTGTATCGAATACAGGTAATCCAAAAGCGTCAATGAATCCTTCGTAGTTCCATTCCATAGGAATGAACAAACTATATAATCCACTGCGAGTCTGTCCATTGCGGTTACGTCTTGTGACGTCTGAGTCATAATACAACTTTTTAAAGTTCTCACCACCTTTGTCCAGCGCATTGGATGTTGATCCCATCATACATTTACCAATGATTCGACTACCAAGTCTAAGACACGTTTTTGTAACGCGCCAGTTGTTTAATATATTATCAGGCTTTTCCCATTTACCACTTTCATCGTGAACGAGTAAAGCTAGTTTTTCACCATCGTACGAGTTGTCTCCCGTGTTTTTCCAGTCGATCGTCGTGTCAAGACCTTCGAGGATCTCCCTCTCTCTGTTTTGTATAGACTTCTTTGTGAGTTTCGAGGCTGGTACCCTGTACGCGAGTTCCGACTTCGGTCTATCCATACCGTCTTGTATCGGTTTGAAGAAGAACGGGTAGTTGATCGATATTGGTACAACCTTGTCTGTAAACATCTTCTTAGCATCGGATCCAGATTTTGACAGTATGCCAAATCTCGCATCTGACGTAATTGTCGCGAGGTTAACGGTCTCGGAGCTTGACATAAACGAGAAACCCGAACGTCTATTCTTGAGGTAGCACATACCGTAGCATCTTGCATCTGCTTTACATGCCTCCCAAAAAATAAAAAATAATCTATTTGACTCTCTGAAGTCTGGATGTCCCACATCGATCTTGGTCCACTGCAAGTACATGTAGTGAGTACCAGTAACGTAAGTAGGCTTATCTTTGTTATAAAACCAAAAACCGTTTTCACGCCTGTTAAACTCTTCATCTATGTAATCTTCCCATTGTTCTTTAAACTCTTCAGGTGTATCTCTCCAGTCAAATATAGTTTTAATCCGACCTAGCTCTTTAGGGTAATCAAATGGCATCCAACGTTTTTCTTTGTTGCTATACACGTTTTCTTCTTTCGGTAAAGCAATACGCAGGTTTTGTATCTCGTATATATCCCCTATTTCCCCAGTCTTGCTTATAACTACAATATCATTTTCTTTATCGTAACCGTACTCCCAAGACTTAGCCTTGTTTCTACGATGTATTGTAGTCAGTTTCACTGGTTCAACTATCTTAAATAAAGTTTGTTGATAACCCATTATTTAGATCTTTTTTCAGCAAACCCTTTAAATGATTGTTTATTATCTTCTTTAGGTTTGTTATCAAGCATAGCTTGCTCTTCTTGTATTTTATTTAAAATCTCAAAAGCATCAAATATAGCTAGCTTTTTAGTTGCAGCAGCATTTTTAAGTCTGTCAGCTGAAACATCGTCTTCCGTATGTGTTATAATCTTTTCTTCTGCTACGCGTATAAGTTCATCAACCGCTTTGTAGCCAGACTGGATTATACTCTTCTTCAGTTCCTTGATATCCATATTTAATACAAATAGAATTAGTTGGTACTCTATAAAGACGTTTGTTATCTATAATAAACTCATACTCACTATCAGGAGTAAAACCTACAAGATCGTCTTTTTTAAGACCATTTTTAATTAGACCATTATCAAGGTATTTTAATACACCAGTTAATTCTTCTTCTGGTTGCATTGAAAATAACTTTCTATTTTTTATAGGTTGCACAAAGCAAAAACCTTCTAATGGTTTCCACTCTAGACCTTTTTTATACATAAACACTTGTTCTGGATAAACAAAGTATTTATCTTCTTCAAAGTAGCTTTTGCTATTTACCTCATCACCTCTAACATCATGAAACCTTCTAAATACATTGTGATGAACAATAACTTCGTCACCTTTTTTAATTCCTGTTTTACCAACAATAGGTGTTTCAAGAACTACAGCTACTCGACTAACAAACTTGTGGTCTTGTATTTCTGTATTTAAGATGATCTCAATATCATCTACTTTGGTTGTGTTTTGGTATCTTTGGTCTTTTGGTTTTACTATAAAACTATATAAACTTCTCATTTAATATTCTAGGTTAAATTCAACACTTATAGCCATGTTCTTGTTGAAATCTTTCCAAGGTAATATCTCGTTATTTTTAGTTATATATATTCTGTATTTATCTTCTTCTTCAATTATATCGCAAATAGTATGGCCACCGTATACTTCTTGACCTACAGCATAGTGCATCGCAGCATCTTTATAGTCGCGACCTATACTGATCTTTCTAATAATATTCATAATT